TGTTTGTTTGGCGTATTCTTTCGCACTTAGCCAGAAATACGGTGTTTCGTGTGGGTTTTTCATGGCTTTTTACTCCTTTTCCGTAGACTTTTTTGAACTGGGTGCGTATAATGGTGGGTAAAACACTCGATTTCATTCGCACCAACTTTCATCTGGTCACAGTTTACACTAGATGAAAGTGGGTGTCAATGGTTTTTAAAATATTTTTTTTGGAGTGGTCGCATGACTGTTACAGCGAAAAGATTGAAAGATTTGCGAAAGGGAAAGGGGGTAACACAAAAATATATTGCTGATTTGCTAGGCGTTAGAGAATCGTCATATCAATATAACGAGTATGGTAAGAGCGCGCCAAATAAAAAAAACCTTATTAAGCTGGCAGAGTTTTACAAAGTAAGTGTTGATTATCTTTTGGGGGTAGACGAGCTACCGTTGGATTGGAAACCAATAAAAAAAGAATCAACTGCCAGAGAGGAGTTGATTCGAATGATTGATAGCGTGCCAGACGATAAGTATGAAGCTTTTAGTAAGCTTCTGCGCTCTGCAATTGATATAGTAAAGCAAGCGTAGCCTCTGCCTCGCTAGTGGATAATGTGCGTACTTTTCGTTTATCATCTTCTTTTTGCTTGCGAGTGCGTTCCTTATCCATAGAATCACCGTCTTTTGTTTTGTTTGACGATTATAGAACGTGTGTTTGGTATTTGTCAAGTGTATTTTGTTCGTGTATTCGTTCGATTGTCTTGTAAACTTTTTTGTTTCATTTTCGTATTTTTAAATAAATCTATGGGGGTTTTAGCATGAAATATTTAAACATTCGGTCGTTACGGATTGTTTATCTGCTTTTATGTGTTATGTTTTTCTTGAATGTTTGGCAACAACGATTTTTTGGAGTATCATTATTTAGCATATCACCTTTTCGTTTTGCACATGGGGTATCACTGTTTTTAGTGCGTGTTGGGGGCAACCAAATCGGTTGGCTTTTACTGATTATTCCCATATACGGGCTGATTACTACTTTTTCGTACAGTCGTAAACGGCATACAGCTTCTTTTCTGTTTATTGGCTTTTCTGTCTTGCTTTTAATTGCGTCTGTTGGCGATGATTTGTACTTTACGCTAATAGGGTTTGCATATGTTGGTTTGCATTTTGTAGCGCTTTTATTTGAACTGGTATTGTCTATTCTAAAACGGTATCCTGTTGATAAAACTCATTCATTTACGGATTTTAGTGAACCGATTGACATTGACGAATACCGTTAATTTAATATAAATCTAAAGGAGTTGTTTTTTATGCTAGACAAGTACCGCATCAATTTATGGTGGGATAGTGAAGTTGATGTTTGGATTGCTACAAGTGAAGACATAAGAGGGCTTGTGTTGGAAGGCGATAAGCTTGATGAACTTATGAAAAATGTGCATTATGCAGCTTCTGATTTGTTAGAATTGAATCATGGCATCTTTGAACCTGTTAAACTTGATTTTCACGCACACCGTGAAGAGATGCTGGCTGTATAATGGCTGATTATGATAAACAGCTAAAGCGCATTTTAACAGATAACAACTGTAATTTTGTGCGTGCGGGTAAGGGTAGCCATCAAATTTGGTATAGTCCTATTACAAAGGATACTTTTTCTGTAAACCGTAGCATTAAGTCTCGTCATTCTGCTAATGAGATTTTAAAAGATGCGGGTATTAAAAAGATGTTCTAGGTGATTTATGGCTAAAAAAACGAATGTTAGCATAAACGGTAGTAATTATTTTAAAGTTACGGCTACCGTTGGTATTGATTCTGATGGTACGGCGATTAAGAAGCAGTTTTATGGTTCTTCTAAAAAGGAAGCCATTCGCAAACGTGATGAATATTTGAATGTTTCAAAAAGCGGAATAGCGTTGCGATATATTGACGTTAATTTTCTAACGGCTTTTAATGAATGGTTTGAGAATGTTATGCGTCCCTCGGTATCATTGTCAACATTTAATCGACATGAAACAGAATTTAACAAGCGGATTAAAACAAGCAAGCTGGCAAATATGAAATTGAACGATGTGCGTTCTGTTAACGTGCAGGCTTTTTATAATGATATTCTTAAAACGTACACGCCGTCTACAGTTAAATCTACGCACAGATTATTAAGTAGCTTTTTTATTTATTGCGTTAAAGCCGACATTATTATTAAAAATCCATTGAATGCGGTTGTGTTGCCTAAAATAACAAAGCTGGAGAAGGTTAATAAAGCGTTATCTGATGATGATGTAAAAATCCTTTTGCAAGTGGCTAGAGATAATGTTAAATATTTTCCTTTTGTGTTTGCACTTTTTACGGGCTTACGTGCCGGGGAAATGTTGGCATTACGTAATAGTGACATTGATTTTGGTGCGGGTATTATTCGCGTAGAGAGGTCAATTAAATTTTTAAGCGTTAACGGCGAATATGTTCCTGTTATTTCAGTACCCAAGACTGCCAGCGGGATACGCTCTGTGCCTATATTATCCGATATACGCGATTTGCTTGACGCTCACATAATTTACGAGCAGGAAAAGCATAAGCGCTTAGAGATAGAATACGGAAACGAGAGCATTTTATTTTCCAGTGACACGTGTACTTACAGGGAAACGCCTAACATGTTGACCACCTTTAAACGGTTGTGCAAGCGTGTAGGTATTGAGCTCTACACGTTACACAGTTTACGTCACACCTTTTGCACGATACTTGCGAAGCAGGGAGTACCGTTAAAAACCGCTTCCGTGTTAATGGGACATAGTGACATTTCCGTTACTGCGAATATTTATACATCTGTTGACGATTTGGAGTTGCGTAAGGGAATTGAGCGCCTTTCTACCTACTTTTGAAGTGATTTAACTACTTTTTAACTACTCGGTTTTTGATAAATTCTTTTTTTGTTAGTTTCATCGAACATTTAAATGTTGCTATTCATGGGTTTTTAGCGCTTTCATCGAACATGATTTTAGTCGGTTCTCGTTTCCTGCATTCGAAGGTTCAAATCCTTCCAGCTCAGTAAAAACCCCGTAAACATAAGGTTTGCGGGGTTTTTCTTTTCTCAAAATTTATCTCTTTTTTGTTTATTATCCCATTATTATCTCACATATTTTGCATTTGACTAAACATTAGATGCTAAAATGGCATTGTGTCATCGTCTTTTACTTCGGTGAAAACGGCATTATTATATTCGGGCTTGGCTAGTCGTTTTTGCTTGTTATAATTTTCGTATTCGTCACTAGGGGTATTGTATTCTATATAATCGCCGTCATTTGTTTTGTAATGGTAGGTTATGTTGGTTATACGTCTACGCAATTGCTCATAGCTATCTACCTTCCTATGGTTTGTTATCATGTTTTCGTATAGCAAGTCGGGTGGAAACACAGATGTTATATGAACCTCGTCCCATAATCCTACTACGTTAGAATATCTTGCATAGGTTTGGACTTTGTAGCCACTAAGCAGTGCTAGTAATTGCTCATATTTTATTTGACCACGAAATTCGTCAAGGAATAGAATTTTTTCACCGTTGTATTTATCGAAGCCCCTTTCATATTCACCTACGAGGTATACATGCTCCTCACCATGTTCTTCTACCTTTTTGACGTAAGTATATGATTTACCGCTACCAGATTCGCCCCAGTGCCATATTACATTAATATCGCGCAGTACAGGCGTTTCCTTTGAACGTTTACGATAATACGCATCACGTATTAGTTTTTCATGTTTTCGGTAGGACATGGACATATCCATTATTTCCACGGGGGTTAAATCTTGATTTATTAATTCTTCCAAAATATCAAGGTCACGCCGTTGCCCTTGTCTACCTTTTATTTCACCGTGTCTACTGGTATATATTACCTGTTCGCCCATTTCATCAAATGGGGGTTGCTTGTTTATATATTTTTCGGCTTGCTCTTTATTTCCTTTGGTTGCTTCAATATGCATAGATGGAAAGACTTTTTTAATCTTTGTAAATCGCATTGCGCGTACATCTTCGAAAACCGCATGTAAATGTTTTAAGCCATCAGCAGATATACAGTAGGTTACAGCACAAGTGCGTTGAGGGTTGTCTTCTATCCATTTGGCTATTACTTCGCTTACTATTTCTGCTGGTGTACCTTCATAGCCATGCTTTTCGGGATTGTTGAAAACACAGAACCAGCTTTTACTCACATCTTCTTTCTTCATAACTCCCCCAATTTGTAACGGTTTGATATTTGTAACGAGGTTGTAACGAGGTATTGGTTACAAATTCCTTCGCTATATTGCTGGGTTTGTTGGCATTTGTAACTTTGTAACGAAGTGGGGGGTAATACTAACCCCCACTTCGTTAAAATCTCTGGCTAACTGCGAGGTGGCGCGAAGCGCGCAAGCGCGCTTTTCGCGCACACCAAAACCTCTAGGACTAGGCTTTAATATCCAAAATTTACCACTCCCCAGCACTCGCCAGCCTACCAAGATGGTACAGGGCTATCAAGCACCGTGAAAAAATTTTTTTCTAGCCCCGCCATATGTACGAGGGTTTTTATTTAATATGGGCTAGAAAAAATTTTTTTCACTATACCCTTGCGGGTATTGCTTGACACCCCTCTACCATCTTGGTGTGTATACGAGTGCCTGTGTAGGTGATGGCTTACAGGTGGATGACGAACTCAGTGACGTATACGCAGTGGGCAGTACGTTGGGTGCGTTCTGTTTCCTTTGATGGGGGAATCAGAATCTAGCAACGTATATCGCGCCTAAATGCCCGCGCGGGCGTAATTCTCGCCACGGCTTAGGGGCTACAGCGTTTTTTTTGCCGTAACCCCAGTAGCTTGTAAATTACTTTCTAGCGGGAATAATTGCATCGAGCTTACCCCGCTGGTTAAAAAAGCATTCTATATTATCGCCGATTTTTATGTTGTCGGGAAACACAAAACCCTTTTTTGCAAATATTTTTGCCGTTGCTTGCCCTTCTACGCCATCTTCTTTGAAGCTAACAAATAGGCTTGTACCTTGTACCAAATTGCCTGTTTGGTCTTTGAAATCCAGTTCCCTTTTTCCTTGTAAAGTCATTAACATGTAAATCGCTCCTTATATATTTTTTTCTGCGCGGGGATAACCGTCACAGCCTTTATAGGTGGGGTTAGTTTGTGTTTAGCGTTAGCGGGGGCGTTTCTAGTCCCGTATATTCAAGCCCTTTGAGGTAATCTAAGCGTTGGTAGGAATCGTAGCGACTACGCAGGTAGTCCGTTTGTAAAAACCGTTCACGGCGTTTGGGTTTGTTTTTTATTTTGCGGTCAATTGCTTTTGCTTCTATTCGTGCTTCGTATACTTCGCGCTTGTAATATGCACTAGTGGTTAGGCGTTTGAAGTAGGTGCGACAATCTACTACCATAGTAGTAAGGCTACGAAAATTTTTATCTACTGCGGTAAAAGTCTGCGTGGTATATACAACTTGTTTACCATGCCCCTTGCGATTTTGGGTTAATTCATGGACTAGGGGCGTTGGAAAACCTTTATATTCCCGTGAATTAAATTCGTTTTGAAGCTCGTCCCACGCGAAAATTACGGGGCGGTCGTATTCGTCCATAAGCATTTTCCAATCTTTTAAATGGGCATCTTGCCCTGCGTAATAAAAATTCGTAATGATAATTATTTTATCCCCGTATTTTCGCCGTTGATTGTCTAGGTAATTTACTAACGACATTGTTTTACCAGCACCCGGCAAGCCGACAAAGCACCATATACCAAATAAATGTGCTTTTTTGTCGCGGGTTTTTATCGCACGAGCTAGGTCGAGGACGATGTAACCAATTAAACGTATGATATGGGATAGCAAACGTATTACGGGGAAGTCGAATAGAAAAAATGTTTCTGCAAAGGGTGGGGGCTTTATTTCTAGGTGGGGTTGTGGGACGGGTTCTTTTATGGGAATTTCCTTGGGAGTACGTTTTATTAGTTGTTTGATTTTAACTAACATGTTTATCATCCTTTTTGTATTTATTCTGTGTTAATTAACGCCAGGGATTTTTTTGTATACCCATTCTATTATCGCCCAGCCCATATGAGCCGACATCCAAAACATGGAATTAGCTATAAAGATAAAAAATAATTGTGGTGGAAAAATATAAAATGCTACTCCAATTATTTCCATAAGATAAACTACTTGTACAGGTGCTTCTGCGTTATCGCCCATGCTTGGGATAAACTGCATTGCAAACCTTAATAGCGCAAATATGGGGCGCAATAACAATTCTATTATCATTTTTAACTCCTTTTACCCTGCTTTATCAATGCTTATTGGCGATGTGCCACGGATTAGCCATAACAATTGCCTGTAGTTAAATAGGGCTAGTAATATTCCATATAATGCGCCTACTACATTTCTTATTGCGTTTAAATGTGGGCGTATTAAGTTTGTTACCATGGAAATATATTGCTCGGGGTTATCTAGTGATAGATTTGTTGCATTTGCCGTTGCATGGGTTATTGGTAATGCGCGTGTAGTCGCGGACATATCTAGCGCGGTTTGCATGTTTCTAAGCTGTCCAAATGTATCAATGTAAATTTGATAGGGTAAACGTTCTCGCAATTCGTCTTGCAATTCGTCAAAATTATCTTGAAAAAATGTTTCACTTGGGACAAATAAATTTTGAAACATGGTTGTCATTCCGTCGATTATTGCGTTGGGCAAGTTACGTACAGAATTTCTAATTTCCCGTAATATATCCATTAACGCGCCATCAACTGGGGGCGCAACGGGTAATGCCTGTCCTTCTACTACATTGGGCATAACTGCATTTACTAATTGTGGTACATTTTCTTCTACCCTAATTAATAATTGCGTTCCACCTACCGTTGTTTCTGCTACGCTTCTTATTGCATTTTCTGTATTGGTTTTGTTGGTGAAAATATTATTTACAGCTAAGTCTGCGCCTATTGTATTAAATGGTTCTAATGCATTAGCACCAAACGGCGATTCGGACGTAAATGCAAAATGAAGTGTATGGAAGCCATTCCAATACGTAATTTCTGTTACTTGCATAAATCGTATGGTTGAACTTCCAAAATGATTAAACCTAAATAATCCGAATCCCAATGGATTTAAAAATGTTCTTTCACCCCAACCACAATCTATTCCAAAAGAGTTAAAAAAACCGTTTCTTCTTATTGCTATTTCCCAAATACCTTCACTCGCTATATATTCTCTTTGTGCCGTCCAATGCCCTACATTAAAATACATTGGGTTTTGCAAAACATTATAAAACGGTACCATGTCTGCCACGTTCATTCTGCCTAAGCCAAAGCCTATCCAATGTGTATTAAAATCTAATGTGAAGTCACCTAGACAAAATACTGGGGTATTTAATATAGTGCCCACTGCCCTTAATCTTCCCAAGTTTCCTAAACTCGGAGTTTCTTCTATTTCCAGCCTTGTTTGATTGTCGCAAACATAAATGTAATTTTGCCTTATAAAAATATCCCATATTTCTCTTATCGTTTCCCAAGATATAGCCGTTGTATTAATTGTATCCCCAGCTACAGAGGTACGATTCACATTTAATTGCGTTGAAGCCGAATTTAATTCATTAATTTGCGCGACTGTTAATTCACTTGCTAATTTATCTATAAACGTTGTTATTGCGCTGGTACTATCGAAAGATACGCCACCTGCGATTATTATTGCTGTTAATGTATTTCTGGCTACATTTGTTAATCCTTCTGCGCGGGTGGGTATTGGATATGCGACAAATGTTATTGCTATAATTAACACGCTTATGATTATTTTTTTATACATTTGCCGTTTTCCTTTCTGTTTTATGTATTAGGGGAGCGGGTTACTCCCCTTGGTTATACCTTATGGTTCTAATAACCTTCTTCTTAGCTAATTATATGGGCAAGTTAATTACCCGTACTTATAGATAAGATTCTAGTTTTTACAACCATACGCATAACGATTAAACGAATGCGCCAACAATACGACGCACGATACGAGGAGCGGCTAATACGAGGATTAAGCCAACGCCTACGGGCAGAAGCTCAACTATCATACCGCTTGCATCGCTAACGAACGATTGTAGCGCGGGTACAAGGTTGAGGTCACCGAAAATACCAGTAGTAGGGGTCATTGTAATTCTCCTTTCCTTATTTTTTATATCAACAGCATGGTTCAAGCCATGGCTGGATATAGCTGTAGTAAATAAATTTAATTATGCCAACGAGTGCTAATATGATAAACGATACCAGCAGAGTTACTGTTATCAGTTGTATCTTCATGTTAATTGCTATTTGATTTTCTTTTAATTCTTCGATTTGGCTGTAAGTTGCGGTTAATATTTGTAGCTCATTTATTATCGCTTGCAAATGTTCGTTTGTTTGGGTTAAGTCTATGGGAGTATAGTTACATGCTTCGCACGGGTTATTTATGGGCGGTATGGGTATTTGGTCGGTTATACAATCGCACTCCCTATATGCACCTGTTAAACACCAATTTGTTATTGCTTGGGTTTGTATAGGGACTAGTGCGATAAATGCAATTATTGTTATTAATACGATTGTTTTAATCATTTGTTGCCCCTACTTTTTTATTTTTTGTTTTTTAATGCTTCATACGCTATTATGAAAAAAACGTAGGAATGCCAACTGTTAAATACTATTTGTTGAGCTTCTATTTCTACCATGTATATGGCATCACCTTGTGGATTATCGTATATTTTTGAGGTTATACCGTTTTTTTTAGCCTTTTCTAACACCTCGTTATAAGTGGTTGTCATATAGTTACTTCCTTTGCAGGATATTTTTTACCGAGGTGAGGGTTATATTTCTTCTAGTTTTATTATTTCTTCGTATGCTTTTTCGTAGTTTTCTATTTCTTTTTGGAAAACTTCGTTACGGTTAATCTCTTTCCATGATGCAATTTCTTTGGTTATCGCTAAAAGTGCTAGTACTTTTGTTTCTCTGGTCATTTGAGTTCGCTCCTTTGGGTGGGGTTGGGGTTATTTTTATCCGAGGGTGGGGAAGGATGGACTAGTCCCTGTTTTCTTCTCTTGGGTTTTACAACCCGCTCCCCCTGTACCCCTTGGTAGTGAAGGCGAGTAACCCATGGCGCAGTAATCGAGGCTTGCCCTCTAGCACGCGCTTCCGCTTGTGCTTACACCGCTCCCTTTGGTCGGGTGTCTATTGGAGAAGGGACGCGAATGTTATATAAAAAAGTTTGTAATTTACTGGCTCGCGTTTGAGGTATTGCGCGGGTTCACGTTAAGGGCAGTTAGTTAAAGGCACGGGGTTTCTGCCTTCACTACCAAGGGGCGCAGGGGGTACGGGTTGTAAAACCCTGCGTTCATTTGCCCTCGAAACCCTCGGATGTAAAAAAAAATGTTATGCTATTAATTTGCGTATGGTTTCTATTTGTGCTTTTAAGCTGGAATTTTCTTTTATTACTTCTTGATACTTTTCCAGTGGGACACCGTTTGTATAGCGGTCAACTTTTATCCGCCAATGTCCCCCGTCGGTTTGGGTTGCAATTAGTTCTTTGTTACGACACATGCGAAGTGCTTCTTCATAGCCTATTTTTGTTTGTTTGGCGTATTCTTT